TTCTGCCTCGGCTGTTTCTGATTTTATCGAATCGGAACTCAAGGAAGCTTCCGAGAGATTTTCAGCCGAAAAAGCTCAGGTGGAAGCCAATCTCAAAGAAGCTCAAGAGAAGATCGAGTCCATTAACGTGGATTATGATAAAGTCAAAGCAGAACTCGAATCTGTAAGCGTAAAGCTTTCCGATCTCGAAGCCGAAAAAGCGGAAAAAGAATCCGAAGAGTTGTTCTCTCAGAGAATGGCCTCTTTAGATGAAAAGTTCGCCTTGGAAGCAGAGGATCGTGAAGTTCTTGCAGGTCAGATCAAAGAACTAGACGCAGAAGGCTGGGACGCCTTTGCGAAGAACATTGAAGTTCTGCTGAGAGACAAGTCAAGAGAAGTCTTGGCTAAGAAGGAAGACGAAGCTTCTAAAGAAGCTGAAGTTGAAGAAGAAAGTAAAGCTTCTGAGGAAGTTGTAGAAGATGCTATTGATAGAGGCGAGCAAGATACTGATGTTGTTCCAGCTTCTACTCAGGCTTCTGAAGGATCTACCTACGACAAGTACAAGAATGCTTTCGAAATTGATCAATTTGATATTAGTTACTAATATAAAAATTAAGGAGAATAAAATATTATGGCAGCGTTTGTTAAAAACACTCAACGGCTTAAGCCTTTTAGGCAACACGCCGAAACGGACGTCGTAAACCTTTTCGCCCTCAAAGACGATGATGGTGATGTAATCGCTTCTCACTCGGCCCTCGCTACAGATGGTGCCAAGTTGAACAAGGGACTACTCGTATCTGTCAAAGATGGCTGGAAGAATACTGACGATCCTGTAAACAAGACTGGTATCGGTAACCCCGGTGCCTCTTACACGAACACGGTATCATTCCGTTATGGCGCGGCTGCGTCAGTGGAGCCTTGCGCTTCGGGTTCTCAACCTCTTGGCCTTACTCTTTTCGACGTCGCTGAAGTCGATGAGAATGGTGAGAAGTTGATTTACAACCCTCGCAAAGCCGCTGAAATGCAAGCTGTGGTTAGTGGTCAGGCAGTTCCTGTTTTGACCAAGGGCATTGTTCTTTACAGTGGAAATCTTACTAGTGGTGGAGCCGATTCTGTAACGGCTGGTACTAAGATCTACGCCGATGCGCTTTATGATGGAGAGCTTAGTGCTTCTTCTACTGAAAGCACTGGTGGCGCAGCTCAAACACTGGTTGGTTCTGCTCTCGGGGCAGTTGACGAAGACGGTTTCATTCTGTTGAAGATTGATCTATAATTTTAATTAGAAAGGAGATTTAATAAAAATGAGACTTAAATTGAAAAACACCCCAGAGCAAGTCGAACTCATCAAAGCGATGGGTTCTAAGAACTCGCTCGTAGCTCGTGAAGCTTCTGAAGCTTTCGCAGCTTTTCTCGGCCCTGTTGTGCAGAGAGTTCTGCAGCAGGCCGCTACGGCTGGAGCAATCTATACTGATGCTCCATTTAATCAAGATGAAGGAGCTAGCTATCCTCTTGACCTTTACTACAACGAAACCAATGATGGTTACGTGAGCGTATGGTCTCAGAACGTTGCTGGTGGTCTTCCAACTTCGCAAGATGTATCTGCGATTCAAGAGTTGAAGATTGCTACTTATCGTTTGGATGCTGCTGTCTCTATCACTAAGAAGTATGCCAGACAGGCAAGACTTGATGTTGTAAGCAAGTTGATTGAGCGTATGTCTCAAGAGGTTCTGCTTAAGCAAGAAAGAAATGCTTGGGCTGTGGCTTTGAACGCTTTGGCTAACGCTAGCACTAGCTCTGTTACCGCCAGCTCTGTTGGTATTACAAGCTTGAAGGCTGGCTCTCATGTTATTCCAGCTTACAATCAAGGCAGATTCCAGTTGCAGGACTTGAACAAGTTGATGACTCTTAATAAGAGAATCAATCAGTCTTGGGCCGGTGGTACTACTGACGCTGCTTACAGCAACGGTATTACAGATCTGTATGTTAGCCCTGAGATTAAGGAGCAGATTCGTGCTTTCGCTTATCAGCCAATGAACACTGTTCAGGCTACAAGTGGTCAGTCTTCTATTCCTCTTCCTGATAGCATCAGAACTGACGTGTTCAATTCTGCTGGTATGCAAGAGATCTACGGCGTTAACATTGTTGAGCTTAACGAGCTTGGCGTTGGACAGAAGTACAACACCCTGTTTGATGAGTTTGATTCTGGCAATGTTGGTCCTCACGCTACCGCTGGTCAAGCTGACTCATTCACCGGCTCTGATGATGAGCTGTTGGTTGGTGTTGATAACAGCAAGGGTGCGTTTGTTCGCGCTATTGCTCAGGACTCTGACACAGGTGATACCTTCACTACTACACCAGACGATCAATTCACTCAGAGAAACGAGAGAATTGGTTTCTACGGTTCTTTGGAAGAAGGTCGCGTTTGTATCGACTCGCGCGCTATCGTTGGACTTACCGTCTAATTTTAGAGCAAAAATATATAACGAAGCCCCCGGAAACGGGGGCTTTTTTATTTCGTTTTTTAAGGGATTTTGTGTATAACTAATTATAACGGTAAAAGGATTAAGTTATGGCAGCGAAAAGAAAATCAACAGCTAAAAGTAAGAAAGCCCCTAAAAGTTCTAAAGAAATGATTCAAACTCATGCTATGGAAGAGAAGGAGGCTTATTCAAAAACAACTCTAGATCAAATTTGGGGAGATACTGGCTTTTCTAAGTATGGAACTTTAGAAGAAGATAAGTATGTTTCGCAAATTAAAGGTTTAAATAAGACAGACCTACATGCACATGCAGTAAAGATGGGGATACTCCCTGTGGATAATAGAGAGCTCCTCACCAACAGGCTAGTTAGAGAGTTTAAAAAGCATGTTCTTGCTTACAAGAAACCCAAACCATCTAATAAGAAAACTGTAGAGCCATCTGATACAGCTAAGTCTATCTTAGCGGAAGGAAGATAAATAGTGTAATTATGTCTATATGGCTCAACTTATTAGTACAGGTCAGATAGATCTTGGTGGTTTAAAGGAATTCCTACTAAGTCCAAATTCTGAGAGCTTATCCGGTAGTGCGAATAACATTACCGGATTTTATCCTTATTCAGGTAACCCCTCTGGTTTTGTAGATGCCGGTCATGTTGAAAGGATAAGTGGCGACTTATCTGGTTATATAGACTCTGCAAGTGGTGTTATAAATACAAGACTGGTAGAGTCTGGTACTAATTTAAGTGGGTATACTTCCTCAGTAAGTGGCAATCTTAAAACCGACATAACTTATTTAAGTGGTAAAAATTTAGAATTAAGTGGTAATTTTTCTACTACAAATTCGAGATCTATTGATAATGAAGCTGACATAGATAGTCTTAGCGGTAACCTAATTACTTCTGGTCAGAATTTATCTTCATTAATAACAGGCGTAAGTGGTCAAGGTGTTAGTGGTTTTGTTACAGGCTTGGTTGACTCGACAAGCGGAGTCCTTGATGTTAAGATAACCAACTTAAATACAGATTTAAGAGACCATGTAAATCAAGACTATCTTTCTAAAAGAAATGAATCTGAACTTGTCTCCGGATCGGTGTCTTTTGATAAAACTACCCGTTTTAAACAGAGCGTAGAGTTAGAAAGGGTTATTGATCACGACGAAGTAGAAACTTACCAGAGTGGTGCTAACATGTACACAATGGTTAGTGGGGCAACGATAGGAGGGGCTGCTCATCAAGTTATGACAACTTATTTACGTTATCCTCATAGTGGGGATTCAGTTAGGCAAAATTTAATAGTAGGTTCTTTTATGTATAGTGGGGTTATACCGTAATGTCAGCTAGTAACTCAAATATGCGGAAGAAAGTAGACGGGCTTACTTTATATACAAATGAAACGTATTATAAAAGTTATCCCGGCAAACCTACTACCAACTTAATTCCTACTGCATCTAGCAACTCTGATTTCTCCGCTAGAGTTGGAGGTACTCCTAATGCTTTTTATAGAATATATAAAGATAAAGACCCAGATAAGCAAGGTATGTATAAATCTTTGGCTACTGGGACTATGTCAAGTAACGATGTAGTATATAAGTATTCTGGATGGTCTGATGAATACTATGGTGGCTCAGGAGTAAGTAATAAGCTTCACGGGTTACATTCTTTTGCTGCTTCAGATTTTCCTAGCTTAAAACTCCGTATAGGTCAAGAGTATATTTTCTCATGCGAAGTATTTGTCTCTAAGACGCACGGTAGAACAGAAGGATTTTTCCCGGTAATATCCGCGACAGCAACAGATCAAAACGGAAGACATTATGGATATTATGATTTTTCTAAAACCGGAACTTGGCAAGTCGTCAGTGTAGTATTTGTACCTAGCTTAAAAAGCCTCGTAACAGCTACTGCTGGCACTGCTGGTACAGCAGGTACCTCAGGGACTTCTGGTATAGTAAGGACACTTAATCATTCGATGTTCTTTTGGCCAAACGAAGGTACGACCTCAGACAGTCAGAGACAATATGGCTATATGCTATATAAAAATCCTCAACTAGAAACTGGTAATAAAAGAACTCAATTTACAAGAAATAGTAACCCAAGAAAATCAGCAAACAGCTTAAAAGACATAAGTGGAAATAAAAATTCTTTAAGTGTTGTTAGTAATTTTGATGATTCATCTTTACCTATATATTCCAAAGGAAAGTTCTCTAATTTAGGTTTGACATCTACAGCTTCAGGCTTTGCTTCATCTTTTAATACTGGGAGTACTAATAAAAAGAGTTATGAATTTTGGGTTAACTTGAAGTCGGTTAATGAAGGTGTATCTACTTTGCTTTATTCTGATGTAGCAAGAGGGTCATCTTTGTTTGTTTCAAAGGAAGGCATATCTAGAAAGCAGCACGTATATATAGAGAAAGGTAAGATATATTGCACTCTATACAATGAACTTGGAGTGGTTTTTAGCGCATATACGGATAGAAGTGAGATACTAAATTCTAATTTATATCATATAGTTGTCTCTATAGATATGACAAAGTCTTCTGATAATAAAGTTACTTTTTATGTGAATGGAGAAGCTAAGCCTTCTTCTACTATGTCGGAGATACTACCTCCAGCTAATGTTAGATTAAATTTATTTCCTTCTAATAGCAGCAAGTTAGCAGTGGGTAATATTTTAGCTTATAGAATCTCTTCTTATAATGCAGATGGAGAGTCTAAGGCTTCTGCTTTGAAAACAATATATGTAAAATCTCCAAACCAAGCAGTTAGAATAACTTGGTCAAATGTTAGGGACGCTTTTGCCTTTTCTGTCTATAAGTCAGTTAACTATGTTGGCTCAGAAATGTCTAATAAGTCTTTATTAAGTTTTGTAGGTAATCCTAATTTTGACAATGCTACTTCAACAAACATAACTTATGAAGACGACGGTACTGTTTTAACAGAGGCAGGTAGACCTAAATCTAAACCTGACTTTGATAAATACAACGTTCTTAATACTAGTTTTTATGATGGCTCTGATTTGAAATTGTCAATAGGAGACTATCCAAGAAGAGCTCCGACGCTTGTAACAGGGGAAAGTCTAATTGAGAAGACTGGAGCAGAGGGTAAGATATATCAAGTTTCAGTTTACAATAGGTCTTTGAGCTCTGGTGATGTTTTAAATAACTATATTCAGTCTTTAAGTAGCTTTAATGTTGGTAGTAGTTCAGCAGATTATAGTTTTTCTGCTTCTTCGGGGACTTCTACAGGTGGTTACGGAGGAGGATATTAACATGTCAAGTAAAGTAAATTACGGAAAATATAGAGTTAACACGGATGGTTTGATATTTAGAGTAGACGGATATTCCTCTAGAAGTCATGATCATAATACTGAAAATTGGAAGGATTTGACAGCTAGCGGTTTAGATGTTAAATTAGATAGCAGCGGCTTGTATAACGAGACAAGTGGTTTCTATGAATTTAGAGCTGGTACATTAAATACTCACGCCGCAATAACCGGAGAAAATTTCACGGGAGTAAGGGACTTAGGTCTATTCAAAAATAAAAATTCCAGTTTCACTGTAGAGGCGTTCTTTCAATTAAAGACAGGCTCGCAGCTTACTGCCCCTGATGATGGAGCCGTGATATTTGGTAATACTGATCATAATAAGAGTGGGTACTCTTATGGATTCGTCACTCAAACTGGAAATGGAGGAGAAATAAGCGGCTTGAAGTCTGTGCTTTCGTCCAATAAAGAGGATAACGCAGCAGGAGCAGGAACTCATACTAACAGTCCTTTTACAGGAATTTCACATACTCTTTCAGATGTGTCTTCTCCCTCAATTCAACCACATACATTTTATCATGCGGCTATGACTTATAACTCTTCAGATGGTGTTATGATTAGTTATTTAGATGGGGTACCAAAGGACACAGGGAGCTTCCCTGCTTCGCAGGAATTTCATAAATCAACAGGAGATGGTACTTATCAGCAGTTTTATATTGGAGGCAACCCAAGTTCTGGGATAAATGTAGACATAGGTATGGTTTCAGCTTATAATAGAGCATTACAGAGCGGAGAGGTTGTCTCTAACTGCAAGGCTGTAAAACATAGATACGGCGGTGGCTACTAATTTTTGAAAAGTCATTATTTATTGTTTAAAACTAATAAATGAATGAAGTTCCTTTTCTAGAAGAGGCTGTTCCTCTATTTGACACTCATAAACAAAGAGGCCAGAAGACCGCTAAAGACGTAGTTATTAAGATAAATTCTTTTTCTTTCGGAGACACTTTAGCTGCTACCCCAACCATAAGAAAATTAGCAGAGTGTTATGCTAAAAAGATAATAGTATGTACTTCTAAGCCTTTTCTCTTTGACTATAATCCCAATGTTCTTTTTACCATACATTTAAATGATTTTAACAATGAGCACTACGATCATTATGAAGTATTTGATACTTTTAATTCTATAGGAAGAGAAGACAGGTCTGGAATAGAAAAGAAGTACGCAGCTTACGACATAAGAAAAATACACTGCACTGAAATAGGATTTGATCTAAGGCCGGAGGAGTTACATTGCGACTATTATCCCGGACCAATTGAATTTAGTAAAGAAGACCAATCTTTTCTAAGTAATAATAATTATGTAGTTATGCATATTGGTCAAAACTGGCCTAGCAGAACTTGGCCTAGAGAAAATTATGTAAATTTAATTAACGCTCTTAACTCAAGTGGTTTCAAAGTTGCTTTGGTGGGTTTTGATCAAAAGTCTGAACCGGGGCAGTATAATCATGATAAGACTTGTTATGATTTTGAAGATTTAAAATTTGATGGTTTGAGTTTTCTTAATAGAACCTCATTAGATCAAGATTACTATATAACAAAGAATTCAGAAGCATGCATAACGATGGATACAGGACAGCTTCACTTAGCTGGGTGCACTGACACGCATATTATTTATATGGGAGCTTCTGTTCATCCTTTATGGAGAGCTCCTTATAGAAACGGCTCCCAGTCTTACAAGATGACTTTTGTAGGTGGTACATGCAAATCATTTTGCGCCTCTGATCCTAAATATTCCGTGGTTGAACATAGCACTATAAATAGTGTTCCGCCTCTCCCTTTCTGTCTAGAAGGTAGACCTAACTATGATTGCCAACCTAGTTGGAAAGATGTTTTTGATGAAACATTAAAAATTTTAAAATGAAGAGAAGAGTATTATTTGTACCTATGCATCTTTCTACTGGTGGCTCTCCTCAGTGGTTATTAGAATTAATAAAAGTATCAATATTAGAAAATGAAGTTTTTGTAGCGGAGTTTAATAATTATGGCACGTATAATATACAAAAAGATAAGATAATAGATCTTGTAGGAAAGAAAAGCTATGAGTGTATAGGCCCATGTTTCTCTGATAATTGGAAAGAAGAGAGAAATAGACTCTGGGAAATAATACAGAAATTCAAGCCTCATATAATACACTTTAATGAAATACCTGAAAATTTTGAATACAATGGTTTCCCTGAAGAGCTATTGGAAAAAATTTATAGTCCAGATAGATCTTATCAAATATTTGAAACTTGTCATGATAATGCATTTGATTTTATAAACAAGGTCCATCATCCAGATGGGTATATATGCGTTTCAGATTACCATCCTAGGAAAATTAAAGATATTTTTCCTGAAGCAAATTGCTATATATGGGATTATACGATACCTAAAAAGAATAGACCTGATAGAGTTAAGACGTTAACCAGTCTTGGTTTAGACCCTGATAAGACACATGTGCTCAACGTGGGTCTGTTTCATGAAAACAAAAATCAAAAATTTATTTACGACATAGCAAAGCAAATTTTAGATGAGAATGTTCAGTTCCACTTTATAGGTAACGATTGTTATCTTTCTAATTGCGGTATTGAGGATATAAACTTACCCAACTGTAAGGTGTGGGGCGAAAGAAGTGATGTTGAGACTTTCTATTCGTGCATGGACATATTCTTTTTCCCTTCGCTCAGAGAACTAAACCCTTTAAGCGTTAAAGAGGCTTTGTCTTGGGGTATGCCTGTCTTAATGAATAGGATAGAAGCATGTGACTTATATAAGAAATACGAAAATAATAAAAATGTAACTTTTATAGATGATGTCGATAGTAAGAAATATATTCTAGATAGAATTAAAAAACCTAAGAAAAAAGATTTGAGGATAGGGTTATACACAAGCTTTTACAATAATGCTAGATACATACCGGGGTTATATGAGGAAATATGCAATCAGACTTATTCTAATTGGAAGTGGTTTGTTACAGATGACTTCAGTAAAGACGATACAGTGAAAAGCGCGCTTCTTGACTTAGCTTCTAGAGATAGTAGAGTGGTTTATTGCGAACAGAAGAGCAAGAAAGAAATGTTTTGGAATCCTCAACACTTTATAACTAAGGACTGTGACTACCTTGCTTTAGTCGATGCAGATGACGGTATATACCCTAAGGCTTTAGAGTTTTTAAATCACATGTTAAAAAAGAATCCTAGCGCTTTTACTTTTTCTACTTGGTTTCATCAGTATAGTAATAACGTAGAGGACAAGGAAAATATAACTAACCTAGACTACTCTTTCCCTGAAGGTAACTGGCATGATTACTTGAGTGTTCATGAAGATAATTTAAAAAGCGGAAGAGGTTTCGACTGGTCTTCGTTAAGGTCTTTTAGGTTCTTTGGTGCCTTAAGGGGACATAAAAACGATCAACAAGTTGAGATAGATGTAGACTACCCGATAGAGACTGTCTCTGAAGACTCCATAAGAATGGCTCAATTACAAAAGCATGGAGATTATATTCTTTTTCCTAGGCCTATGTATAAAGTCTTAAATCATGAAGACTCTCACGCCACACCTTCAAACGTAAACGAGCAACAAAATAGAGTAGGGAAACAGAACCTCTATAATTCCTTAAGATCAACAAAAGACTTTACTCACAATGTAATACTACCAACTTATTATGATTACTTTGACGAACTTTGTGCGCTAGCTAAATCAAACATACATTTCGAAACAACTAAGAAGAAGCTTTGTTTAATTACTAATAGAGACATAACACAAGAAGAAAAAAATAATATTCAAGATTTGTATTTTGATCATGAGTTTTGCGTTAATGATTATTCGGATGATGTAGACTATTTCTTTTTTGATTGTAATAGTTTTTCTAGATTGGAATTATCTGAAGTCTTTAATAAACTTAATAATATTAAAGGGCGTTTTCAGGTAAATGCTTATTCCTTACTTGAGAATGAGGAAAAAGAGGAGGATAGGATAAAATACATAAATGAAATATCTTCGATGCCCTTTTCTTGGAACTCTTTTTGTAGAAATATTATTTTTAATTTTAATATAAATAAAGTAAAAGACAAGGTGTTTATAGAAATATGCAGTTCCTCGCTTGGAGACAATGTGGCTTGGGTTCCTTATATTGAGCAATACAGAAAAGAAAACGATTGTGATGTTTACGCATTTACTTATAAAAATGATCTTTATAGAGATAGCTACCCTGAAGTAAATTTTGTAGACAGGCTGGAAGAAGTGGAAGCTATGAGCTTTGATAAAAAGCTTAAAGTAGGCTGGTTTGATGATACTCCAGATTGGGTTAAGAATCAAGAAGAGCAAAGGGCGGGGTCTTACTATTTAAATTTAGAACATAAAGAGCTTAGGCCTAAGATAGATATATTAAATAAAGAGAGGGTTATAGAAGATAAATATGTTTGTATCTCTGTGCAATCAACGGCTCAATGTAAATATTGGAACAACCCAACAGGATGGGATCAAGTTATTGAGTATTTAAACTCCAAAGGTTATAAAGTTGTTTGTATTGATAGGTATGAAAGCTATGGTGGTAGAGAAAGGTATAATTATGTACCATCGGGAGCTATTAATAAAACAGGAGACTTCGATTTACAAGAGAGAATAACAGACTTATATAACTGTGAATTTTTTATAGGTTTAGGCTCAGGTCTTTCTTGGCTAGCGTGGGGTGTTGGTAAGGATGTTGTTTTGATAAGCGGATTCAGCAACGAGGAGACTGAGTTTTATACACCTTATAGAGTAATTAATAAGAATGTTTGTAATTCCTGTTGGAATAGAGAAAAGTTTGATGCTAGTAATTGGGATTGGTGTCCGGATCATGAAGGCACGGAAAGAGAGTTTGAGTGCTCAAAACAAATAACCTTTGAAATGGTTAAAGAACAAATAGATAAATTAATATGAAAGTAGAAGTATCAGATGGAGAGATTTTGGATAAGATGTCTATATTAGAGATAAAGCTTGACAAAATAGAGAACGAAGATAAATTAGCTAACATTCAAAAA